TTTTTGCCGACACTGTTCTTGATACAGACAATGGCATTGGTAAATATGCCAAGCCAGAAGGCATTGACTGGGAAAGCTTGGCGCTTGCTAAGCGGTTTTGCAAGAACAATGGTTTAGGCGTCCGCTTGTTCATGGACGGCGTGATTGCCGACTTGTCATCGTGGCGGCAGTTCTGGGCGGAAGTGGCTCCTTACAGCCTGCTGGAGCTTGCAAGGATTGGCGGCAAGGAAACCCTCATCCCTGCAGTGCCAACCAACAGAAGGGGAGAGACTGATCGGGAAGTGACGATTTCTGCCATGTTCACGGCAGGCAACATCCTTGAAGGCAGCTACAAGGAAGAGTTTGTGGACTATGGCGACAGTTCGCAAGACCTCATTGCAACCATCATTTATCGAGACACGGAAGTACAAGACGTGTTTCCACGCAATGCAAGCGTGCAAGTGAGCTTGGCCGACGCGCAAGAAGGCGCAGCAATCAGGCAAACGCTTGACTTGTCGCAGTTTGTCACCCAACGAGACCAAGCGATTCTGTTTGGCAAGTTGCTGTGTAACCAGCGGCGATGGATGAGACGGGGCGTTGAGTTCAAGACATTCCCCACTGATTCTCCCGTGTCGCCTGGTAGCTACATCTACGTGGACATTGGCCTCAACACTTGGGACCGCATATCCTCTGGCATGGTGATGCAGGATGGTGAACTGAACATCCCCTTACGCTCCTCCATCGTTAGCAGCAACTATGACATGCTTGTGTATCAAGCAGGGAAGAAAGTCGAGAGCTTGTCTGGCGTGGCTGTGGTGAATAATGCCACAACCGGCGTCATTAGCGCAGCTTCCCTTTCAAGCAAAGAGGGCGCCATGTTCGTACTGGGCGTGAAGAACAACAGAAAGCGTGTGTTCAGGGTGACAGAGGTGGCGATGGACGAGGAAGGAGAAGTGACTGTTAAGGCCATGGAGCACCCCTGCCAGGATTCTGGAGGGAAGCTGCTGAGCAGGGTGGCTAATTTCTCCAACGACCTATTCAAGGTGCTATAGGGCATTGGTGATGCTTAGTGGCTAAGCTGATAGAAAACAATAGGTGATATGGGCTTCTATACTGGCCGCACTGGATCGCTGAGGTACAACGGCAGTTCAGTGGCCAAAATCCGTGACTGGTCGCTTGAGACAACGGTAGAGCTTCTTTCCACTAATGACATTAGCAGTGTCGCCAACACATTCACTCCTGGCGTAAAAGGAGCCACTGGTAGCGCAACACTGCTTTACTATCGACTGGAGAGCGGCGAAAGTAGTCAGTACACACAATTTACGCAACTTCTTGGGAATATCATGAGGATTGGTGAGATTAACACCAATCATCGAGTGCGCTTGATCCTCAATGTGGGCAACAAGGACGAAGATGATATTAAGCTGGACGCATACATTACATCTGCGCAGGTTGGCTCCAGCACTGGAGAACTCAGTACGGTTTCCATTCAGTTCACGATGGATGGTGATTTTGTTGAAGTGATTGAATAAGGAACAGCATGACAGTATTCGTTGGGCACAAAGGGAACATCCGGCTTCGGCGTGGACTAAAGCTGAGCTATGGGCGACTGAGTGAGCAGATAGTACCAGACGACGTGAATCTGTCGCTGAATCGCCTTAGCTTTGACAGCGCCATTGACAATCTTCTCACTGGCGACCGGCTAGAGATGCTCACTAGCGATCCGCGAAAGCTCGTTTGCTTTCCTCCATCGACTTGGCTTGACAACCAGTTAAACGATGAAGTGAGCCTCTACATCAATGTGAACGCAGCAGGCGGTTTGCGATTCTTCCGCAGCTTTGAGGATGCCGTAAACAACGTAAGGGCCAGAGAAGTGCCTCTACAGGTTTTTACTGGCGCGCCTCTTGACATTGAGATACAAGTGAAGGACACGGCCTATAACGTGCTTGGCAATGTCACTAGCTATACGTTCAACACCGACCGCGAGGCCATTGACACCACCAGTCTTGCGGACAAGTTTCGCAGCCAGTACACGGCTGGCTTAATCAGCGGCAATGGCACCATTGATTGCTTGTTTGACTACAAGACCAGCGGAACAAAGGAAATGCCCTTGCTCATGCTTCAACTCATTCAGCGACTAGACATTGGCAGCGAGTTTGACCTTGCGCTTTACTTAACTGACGGCACATCCACCCCTGGCGCAAGTAGCGTCTTTTACGAAGTGGGGGCGATGGTGACAAGGGCGGGAATTACAGTGGAGGATAGCTCCATTGTCTCTTGCACTATTGACTTCGTAAGCACTGGCGAAATCAAGCTTCTTGTTGGCCAGCCTTCGGGCTACATCCTGAAAGAAGATGCTGGCTTGATTAGCCTTGAACAGTCGCTAGACTTCCTCTTGCAAGAAGTGGAAGATTAGACTAAGCATAACTGTTGAGAGGATACCACCTTGGCTGACCAAAGAATCTCACAACTGCCAGCGCTGCCATTAGCAGCAATAGCATCTGGAGACTTATTGGCGGTTGTTGATGTTTCGGCGTCACAAACCAAGAAGACCACTGTTAGCGAGCTGGTTGCTGCTGGCGTGGCATTGGTCCCTAGCGGCACTCTCAACCTTGGTCTGTTCAATCAGAACAGTGCGACTAAGCTCGGCACTGCCTCCATTGCTGATGATGCCATTACAGCAGCAAAGCTGGCAAACGACAGTTCCATTGCCGTGCAGACCACGGCGCCTAGCGGGGATAACTTTGAAGGGAGAGGCTTTTTCAATAGCTCCACTGGCAACCTGCAAGTTTTCAATGGGACGAGCTACCAGCAAGTAGTGCTTGGCGCTTCAGGGATTAGCGATGGGTCGATCAGTGCGGCGAAGATTGCAAGTGGCACGATCACCACGGCTCAAATTGTTTCTTCTGGCTTGAACACTGCTGCCTATGCCGATGGCAGTGTGTCTGCAGCGAAGATTGCAAGCGGCACGATCACGACTGCGCAAATTGCAAGCGGCACGATCTTGGCTGGCAACATTGCCACTGGCACAATCACTGGCACTCGCCTGGCTGCTAACACTGTCAACTACGACCGCATTCAAGCAGTGTCCTCTGGGGACCGCTTGCTGGGGCGTAGCTCGGCCACTAGCGGCACCATCGAAGAGATTGTCTGCACGGCTGCGGGAAGGGCCTTGCTGGACGATGCAGACGCCACTACGCAGCGTGCGACGCTCGGCCTGGGCACGCTTGCCACTGCCAACGGCACATGGACAAATGGCAGCACGTTTGCTGGCACCAGTACTGGCACGAACACGGGCGATCAAACGATCACGCTGACGGGCGACGTAACTGGCACTGGTAGCGGCACGTTTGCTGCCACCATTGCAAGTGGAGTGGTCAGTTCTGGGAAGATTGCCGATGGAGCAGTCATTGCAGCCAAGCTAGGAGACAATGCCGTAACGGCTGACAAGCTCAACGACAATTCTGCAACGGTCGTGGGCACTGCAGCCCCTGTCGCCAGTGGTGCATTTATTGGTCAGCAGCACGTCAACACCAACACGGGCCTTGAATATACGTGGACTGGCTCTGCTTGGCAGCGCCTCAGTGGAATTGCCACGCTTGCTTTTTCTGGCAGCACTCCCCTCAGCTTCTCCCCATCGTATCCAGATAATTTCAGTTCCACCATCACTGTCAGCAGCAGTGCGCAGTCTGCTAACACTGTCTGGGCAGGGCCGACTAGCGGCAGTGGCGTAGCCCCTACGTTCCGTGCGCTTGTGGCTAGTGACCTGCCTCTGGCGACTAGCGGCACGGTTGGAGCAGTGAGCCCTGGTACTGGCTTAAGCGTAACCAGCGGCGTCATTAACCACGTTAATAGCGTTTCTGGGACGACCATCAATGGTTTCACTTTTGACAGCCAAGGCCATATTTCTGCTGCGACTGGCCTTACCACTCTCGACATTCCAGCACTTAATGCCTCCCAAATTGAGACTGGCGAGTTCCCGACAGAACGCTTTGCCGATGATTCTGTCAACGGCGCAAAACTAGCTGACTATTCCACTGCTCAAATTGCAAACACGGCTCCACAGGCTGAATACACCGGCCAGCTTTTCTTCAACCCGCTAGAGCGCAGCTTCTTTATGTGGGACGGCAATGTCTGGCAGCCCATTGGTATCAGCGTTGGAGGCATTATCTTTGCTGGTACTTACAACGCCGCCAATAACACAGTCGCAACCGTCACAGATCAGGGTGATGCTATTGGCTTGATCGTGGGCAGCGGCCTGCCTGCAGCTTCTGATCAAAACAATGGTTTCTATGTTGTGGTATCAAGCGGCGGCACCGGCACTTCCCCCGCCCCTGGCGTTGCGCTTGCGCCTCCCGACTTGATCCTGAGCGACGGTAGCGCTTGGAATGAAATTGACTTGAGCACTGCTGCAGTGGGGCAAACTGCTTCTGCCGTTGCATTTGTGCCCAGCGGAACCATCACTGCAACCAACACGCAAGATGCCGTGGTGCAAGTATTGGATCAGTCAACCAATACGAACAGTCGTTTCTATGGCGTAGGCGCTGACACTGCTGCACTGCCGTCGTTCGTTTGGCAGAACGACACAGATACTGGCATGTTCAGGGCTGCTGCTAATACGCCTGCGATTGCGGCAAGCGGAGTGGAGATGTTCCGTCTTGACTTTGGTAATTCCCAGTCGGCGGGCGGGCGACGAATGCTGTTTGCTGCCACTACAGAAATTTCAACAAGCAATGGCGCCCTCTATTTGAACGCGGCTTCCAACACGTTCCTACTTACGACGATCACTGACACAACAGCATCTGCGGCCAATGCCTTTCTCACTTCAGGCGGTCGCATCCAGCGCTCCACTTCCTCCATTCGTTACAAGACAGACGTAGAAACCGCCAACCTAGAACAGAGCAAGGAAATCGTCTATGGGACGAGGCCCGTGTGGTATCGCTCTATTTGCGAGGGCGATCCAAAAGAAAATAGTTACTGGGGCTTTATTGCCGAGGAAGTGGCAGAGATTGATCCACGTCTTGTCCACTACAACGCAGAAGGAGCGCCTGACGGCGTGCAATACGACCGTTACGTTGTCCACCTTGTGAACGTAGTGCAAGAGCAGCGTGCGCAAATTGAAGCCCTTGAAGCTCGCCTTTTCGCCCTGGAGCAGCAGTAGACTGTCGCTTTCTTTCTTTTCCCATGGCAGTCAAGGCTAAAACTGGCATCAGTGGGCAGCGCAATCAGCGCCCAGTGTCCCGCCCTAAAAAGACGCGACAGGGCAATGGCGCCCACAGTAAACCGAGTCACGGCAGGAAATTGAGCCGAGGACAAGGCAGCTAATCATCCCGCCCGCACTGTGCGGGCCTAGTCACCACCATGGCCCGCACTAATCCTCCAGCGTCAATCAATAGCCTTTTCGTTCACAACAATGCTCGACCTTCAAGGCCGCGGAAGAAGCCTATTGTCGATAAGGTGGTCACTCCAGAAATTGACATCAACCTTGACAAGCTAGAAATCAATATCACGGACTTCACTGGTGGCACGCCCACGCAGAATCTACAGGCAGCAGTGAATGCAGCGGCAGCACTCAACCGCCCTGCCATTGTCAAACTAGAACACGGCGTCACTTACAACTTAACGGCAACAATTACCGTCCCAGGAAACTATATCCTGATCGACCTAAACAAAGCAATTCTTGCAAGGTCAACGAACTATGGACCGACGTTCACCTTTGGCTACGACATAACCAGCCTTGACACCTATCGCTATACATTCTCCCCCACTGGCCTTATCAATGGCAAAATAGTTGCCACAGCCGACACCATGACAACCGGCTACCACATCTCGTTTAGGCACATATGGATGCCGTATGTTAAAGACATACTTATCGAAAATGGCAACGCCGGAATTGAGGTCAGGAGCTGTGCAGAGCTGCGTGCAGACAACCTTTACATTGATATTCAAGATAGACCAGCCCTACCATCTGGAAGGTTTGGCATCTTAATTGGAGCCATCTCTGCTGGGTTCTACCCTGGTGCCAACCACTATATTTCCAACCTTAACCTATGGGGAAGTCGTCCATCTCTCAACCCATTCCCTGGGGCATCTTTGTCTGTAGGTCTTCGGGTCATCGGATGTGACGGCCTCTGGGTCAATCAAGCTCACATCGCTGGAACCCAGGATGCCAACTATCAACTACTAAGTCAGTTCGGAGACTTTATCGGCAACGTCTCCTTTGTGAACTGCATGTCTGACAAGTGCGTTGGGACGGGCTTGGCCATTAGCGCAACCAACGGGACCATCACCAGTGTATTCTGGGATGGGTGGATCTCCGGCGGTGGAGCGAGGACCATCAACGAGAAGACAGATACACTTACAAAAGGCGCATCTGGTGGGACAGACTTACTAACAGAGTCCTCGGTTACGCTTGTCAAAGAGGTCAAGCAAGGGAGCACTATCTACACGGAAGGAGTAGACTACAATGTAACAACAAGCGGCATTGATTGGTCGCCTGCTGGAGCCGAACCAACTACGGGCTCCACCTACACGGTGACATACACATTCAGCGGAGCGGCTTTCCAAATCATCAATAATGGGTATGGAGTCAATATTTCCGGCCCTGGAGCAACTGCTACAGAGAGCTGGCCGATAAGGGGTGTAAGTATAAAAGGACAAATCGGTGGTCACACGCTAGACGCTCTTAGGGTTAGCTCGTTGCGTACAAGCAACATCCAACTAACCAACTTAAACATAGCCACCAACGTAGCTAGAAACTCGGGCCGCGGAGGCATCCTGATAGAGCGAGGACAAAATATCCTAATTGATAACTACATAATCGACGGCTGGAATAACGCTCAGTACGGCATTCGAGTACGGACTGAGCCAGCTACTGGAGTCGAGGCAATAGGATTAACTGATGACATAACCATCGGCACTGGTCGAATCCGAAACTGCGACTGGTATAACGATGACTTCGAGGGCATTCCAGGTATCGGTGTTCAGGTTGCCGCCACCCCTACAAACGTCGTAATCGACGGCTGTAACGCCCTAAACAACCCAACAAACATCATAGAAAGGAGTTCCGATACTCACAACTTCCCTCCGGTGGTCCGTAACTCCCCCGGTATTGACCCATCAACCTTCACTTCCGCATGGAGCCCAGGCACCATCGCCGCAAACGATGTGGCGACCCTGAGTATCTCAGCCCCTGGGGTAAAACTGGGAGACTTTATCAACAAGATTTCTTATGACAAAAACACCACTAACGCTACATTTCTGTTTGGTCAATGCCGCACTGACGCCATCGACGTGTGGCTGCGGAATGAATCCACTACCTCAACGACCGTCGCCACCGGCACCGTGACTCTTGAGGTGTCTAGGAAGTATTGACGAGGCAAGCGCTGGCTGATAGGATGGGCTGCCCGCTCTTTTCCCATGGCTTTCGTTAACACTGTTTCCTTTGCCCACCGCTTCTCCACTGAAAAAGCTGATATGGGACCTGCTTATGAGGAAGTGAACATGACAGTCAGCAACGACAATGCACGTGCATTGTGCGAAGCGTTCTTTCGCTTTGCAATGGCCACTGGCTATATGCCCGTTACCATCCTTAATGCCTTCGGTGCAATGGAGGAAGAGTATGGCTTCTTGCGCCGTCGCGAGATCGTTGTCAGCACTGCACCCTTAGAATAGGGGCATTGTCAATGTAGCGTGACGGATGACAGCCCCTGGCGCGTACGACATAGTTATCTACCAAGGGGCCACTTTCGATCTGCCCGTTCAGTACAAGGACAGCACTGGCTCGCCTGTTAACATGAGCGGCTACACCACTAGCGGCACTCTATGGAACCGAACAGGCACGACTAAAATTGCCACTTTTGACTTGCCGTGGACAGTGCAAGCGAGCGGCATGTTTAAGATCCGACTGGCAGCTTCCGTAACCAGTGGCATCACAGAACAAGGGCGCTATGACATTTTAGTGACAAAGCCCAGTGGGGACAAGTTTTACCTTCTGGAAGGCACAGCCTTTTGGAACCCTGGCTTGACGGGGCGCTGACTATGACGCAAGTAACAGTAACCACGCAACAAACGCAAGTGGTTGTTGGAGAGGAACAACCTAGCCTTGTTGTTTCCCCATCGTCCCCCGTTGCTTTAGAGGTGTGGCAGCCTGGAATGGCGCCTGGAATGGCGCCTGGCGGCAACACCAATGATCTGCTGGTCAAAAGCTCAAGCCAGGATTATGACAGCGAATGGACGGATCAGCCCATCGTTGATAAGCTGCGTTTTGACCTAACGGCAGGTGAGGCCGTAGGTAATGGCGAGATTACTTGGAACGCAGACGAAGGCACTCTTGAACTAGGGAAAGGGGGCATTAGCAACTACATTGGTCAAGAGACGATGGTGCGGTGCCGCAACAATAGCAATACGGTCCCTATTCCCAAGGGGACGGCAGTAAGGTTTGCTGGAGCTGTTGGTAACAGTGGGCGCATTAAAGTGGCACCGATGATTGCAGATGGCACGCTGCCTGGCTATGTCTTTTTCGGCGTAACAGACCAAGAGATTGGCGGGGCTGGCGATGGCTATGTGACAGTGTTTGGAAAGATTCGCGGCATCAACACTAATAGCTATGTTGACGGCGACATTCTGTGGTGCAACCCAAGCGTTCCTGGTGGCTTCACGAAGACGGAGCCGCAAGCTCCCAATTTGAAACTGGCAGTGGCTGCTGTCGTCAATGCAGCTAATAATGGCGTCATTTTTGTTCGCTGGGACACTGGTAGGCGACTTCAAGACTTGCACGACGTGGAAGCCAATGGCTCAAAAGACGACGGCGATGCTCTTGCTTGGAACGCTTCTGTTAACCGCTGGGAGCCAACAGACAGACTTACGCTCTTAGAACAAAGAGTGGCAGCGCTAGAGGCAATCGTCTCTCCATAGCTTTTGCCACTAAGATAAAAAGATAGGAGCTTGCTGATTATGGCCCAGAGAGTTGTCAATGGTGAGCAGTACCAAGCCGTACTCCTGGGGGGAGATGTAGACGGAGCCAGCATCAGTGTAGACGGCAGGGCATATCGTTCAGTGGTGAGCTTCAATCGTCCCGGCAATGCGTCTGGATATACTGCTGGTGACGTGGTTGGTGGGGCGACTTCTGCCATTCACACTTTCAGCGGAATTGGCCCTAGTGGCGGTTCAGTGTTAGCCCAAAGTGCTTCTTTGCTGATTGGCAAAACTGTTGTGCCATCGGGAATGGCAGGATTCCGATTGCATTTGTTCAATAGCAGCCCCAGTGCAGTTGCCGACAATGCAGTGTTCAACGTGGCAAGCGGAGAGATTAATGCCTACATGGGCTATGTTGACTTTCCCACGCCCATCGACATGGGAGACGTGCTCTTCGCGCAAGTGGACTACATTGGTCGTCAATTGAAGTTGGCAAGCGGGCAAACATCTATCTTTGCGGAGCTGGAGACAAGAGGAGCATATACGCCAGCCAGTGGCACTGCCTATCAAGTGCGCATGAGCACGTTAGAGGTGGGCCTTGCATGATCTACCCAGCCAGTTACGACATTACCATCCTCCAGAACTCCACTTGGAAGGCTGCTCTTCGTGTGACTAACGAGCGACAAGACTTAACTGCTGTTACCGTTAGTGGCTCTGGCGTTACTTTTTCCAAGGCTTGTCACAAGCTCGTAGCGAATGATCGAGTGGTATTTACAGCGGATTCCATTGGGACAGGAGATGTTGTATTGCCTTGCGGGCTGGAATTGAATCGCGTTTACTTTGTGATTGCGTCAGGGCTTAGCTCAAGCGCTTTCAAGGTTGCGTCCACTATTAGTGGAACCGAGCTGAATGTAAGTGGCACTGCTTCTGGGCAGTTTTATGTTGCCAAACCCATTGATCTTAATGGCTATATTATTGATGCCGA